AGAACTATTTCTCTGTAGGTTTCGATAGATGTCCTTTTGCTTCTTCCTGGACTTTCTTCGCCATTTCTGCCAATGTCTTTTTGTAGTTCGAAATTAAAGGTTTCGTCTGTCGTTGAGTTTCTAATTCTTTGACAAATTTGTCGAAAAAATCAGTAAATGCCTTCACGGTAGGTAAACTATCAACCCATTCATCAAAGTCTTCTTCAGTCAAATCAATTTGAGTATTTAATGCCGCATGAAGTGCTTGATAAAGTGGATAAGGATTTGGAGTTTGTAATTTAACATAAATAGTATTTACCCCTGTACCAAATTCAATATCCATGACTTCACTTTTAAAAATCTCATCTAATTCTTTGATAAATCCGATTCCAAAATGTAACTTATAACGTTGACCTTTTAAGTTAATATCCATAATTTAGACCACCTTTTTAATTTTTTATAAAAGAAAAAGTGCGGAATCGAACCGCACTTCCCCAGATTAGCCATTGCTTTGATCAGCAGTAACCTTAGTAGTATCAGCGAAAGCATATTGGATTTCGTTTTGTTGATCCGCTGTCACTGTTGCTGTTCCATCAACTGGTAATTGATCAATATTCATGGTTGTTTTAATTGTTGTTAATTTGCCAACTTCAGCAGGGACTTCCCAAGACTGCAAGTAACCTTGGCCATACTTAGCGCCATATTTCCCATCGGCTTGTTTATCAGCTAAATTAATATCCCAAACTTCTAATAGTTTAGAATTCTTAGCAGCATCTTCTAAAAATTTGTTAACATCATCAAGACTGGCAACTGCTTCAATATCCAATGTTACTGATGTTGTTGCTGGTGAATTAATAGTTCCGTCCTTGGTTTCTGTTGAATCAGATTTAGAATCATATTTCCAACTATGTTGTGTTTGCAAAGCTAACTTAGTAGCCCCAGCTGTTGCTCGTTGTTCGTATAAACGAAACATTAAAATTTTATCTTTACCATAAATAGGTGTTGCTCCCATAAAACATCTCTCCTTTATTAATTTGCATATTGCAATTCAAGTTCTAAAATCCCATGCCAAAGTACATCTGCTGAAGAATTATCAAGTATAACTTGCGGTTTTGAACTAGCAAATCCAACACGGTAAACATCAGCAGCATCAAGCCTTTTAGCCTTATCAGTTAAAGCAGCCATCATGTCGGTTATTTGCTTACGGTTGTTTTTTGCACCATACAAATGAATCGTCAAAATAGATATTCCAATTTGATGAACTAAAGATTTAACTTCAATTGGTTCTCCAAACTGCTCGCCGAAATAAATGAACGGATAACTCGCATCGTCCGGTAAATAGTTATAAGTTGAATAACCTAAGGCTAGACTTTGCTTAAACATCTCGTCATAAATAGCTTGATTAGGTTCTTTACTCATTTTCTATTCGCCAACTTTCCCATTTCAGTTTCAAAAATAGTTCTTTGAGCATAATAAGCCGGTCGAATATGTGGTTTACCAGGTTGAAAACGAGTTCCATATTCCTGGTATGGATCATACTCAGCATCACCACTAATCTCAGCAAGAAAATTAAGTCCATCAATAACGAAATTCAAATGAATTTGACGCTTTAAAAAGCCAGTATCAACTGGTGCTAATTGCTGAGCTTTTTGCTGCATTTGCATACCGTTGGTTTTAGTAACAGCAATCGCTTCCGCAGCCACTTTGGTTTTAGCATTAAAGAAACTCATTAACCCCTCGCCGCCACTAAGTGTTACTCCCGTTTGAATCACCCCTTAACGTTAAAATCTGACGTCTTCCTACCGTTTTAGACAGTTCAAAAGCATACTTGCTATTATTTACTAGGCAATAATCAAAAGTCGCTGTAACAGGCTGTTTGAGGTGAATAACAAGGTCTGTTGTTTTTAAGTCACCAATAACCAAAGCCGATTTAGCCATTGAAGGTTGAACCACATGACAAAACATTGTAGTCTTTTGAGTTCCACCATCTACATCTTGACCTGTGTCTGGATCATAATGACTAGCTATTTTTTTAACAAACGTAATAGTATCTGTATATCTCATCAGTACATCACAAACTTTCCAGTGGCATTACCATCATTCTTATTAGCAATCCAATCAGCAATATCATTAGCAAACGGAGCTAAATCATCAGTTTCATACGTAGCACTAACTTCACTTTCGCTTGCTGATTTCTTGCCTTCATCATTAATACGATTAAATCTTGATATACTTGCTTCAACAACGATATATCCCAATTCACTCGGTACATCATCTGAAACACCTTTACCAATTTTCGACTTCAATCTAGCTGAAATCAAATCAATAATTGTGTTTAAAACATCATCTTGCGAATTATCTTTCAAACTCAAAAGTGACTTAATGCTAGCTAATACTTGACCCGAATCAGCCATTCAAATCACTCCTAACTAGCAGCACTAACGGTAACAGCTAAACTATTAGTTACATCGCCAGTGGCAAATGCAATCGTTGCTGAACCAGCTTTAACCAAGTTGACTGTGAAACTGCCATCACTATTTTTAGCAACAGTAGCAATTGATGTATCACTAGATGCTGCAGTAATATCACCTGAAGCCCCTTCCGGTGTCAAAGCAGCAGTAATTGATTTAGTGGTACCAACTACGCCACTCATAGTCTTCTGACTAAGCGTGATACCATCAGGGGTAATTATTTTGACCCCAACGTTCCTTTAAGGACACCATTTTCAACTTCAGCAAACAAATTAATGCCCTGGTAGATAACCGATTCGTTACTCAAGTTTTCAATCGTATCATCTTGGACTAATGCGATTAAACCGGTCTCGTCAGTTGTAACTGTTTTGTTTTGGAACAGCTTGCTTGATTCACCATTAACATCAATGTACTGGAGATTGATGTTATCTTTAACAGTTGCATAGAAAGTTCCAGCTGGAACACTAGCATTTAAAATAACATCAAAATTACCACCCAAGAAGCCTTTCAATAAGGTAAGTCCAAATGCTACACCCTGGCCATTCTGGATAGCTGCTGTTCCTAAGTAGTTACCGGCATCGACAGGGTTAATGAACATAACAATTTGAGGTGTGTCGGTGTCAAACTCACTTAACAACTTGCCATAGACTTTGCCGTAAGCATCTTGTAAATCTCCGACAGTACCCAAATCGTTGGGAGCAGTACCCAAGTAATTAAAGAATTTAGCACGAATATCTTTTTGAATATCCTGAAGCATCTGTTGCTGAGTCTTTTCAACAGCCAAGTCATAGCCGTATTTTTGGACAGCTTCAATAGTTGTTCCCATGCGGTACTTACTGAAACCAACCGTGTAGGTGTTAGCTACTTCACGTGTGATTTTAGTCAGTGGAATAGTTTCGCCCTCACCGATTGAGGCAGGATCAACATCTTTGTCTTGTGCATCTTTCGGCTTAGTAATGCCAAACTTGTAAGTTTGAATCTGATTACCTTGCTTCATAGGCTGCAAGCGAGTAACACCTAACGCTTCTTGTAACTTTTTAACGGAATAGCCAAACTGATTGACGAAATCAATTGCATTGACTGTACCTAAACTATTTTTATCAATTAAATTTGCATCTGCCATTTATAAAACTTCCTTTCTTATTTAAAAAGCTGAATATTATCAGCGATGGCTTTCTTGCGCTTAAACGAATCCTTAATTGCTAAGATTTCCTCTTTTGTCATTGTTTTGACAGGTTTACCAGATTCTGTTGGAGTATCACCTTTTAACAACTCGGTTTTAACAGCTTCACGTACTCGGTCAGCAAAACTAATTAACTGATTGACATTAGCCTGAGTTGATTCGGCATTGCTAGTAACCACTAAATCAAGCTCATCATCAGTCACGTTTAATCCTGCTTCACTCATCATTGAGCGAGCTTGTTTTGTCATTTCAAACTTAGCAAGTTTAGCTTCAGCGGCTTCAGCACGTTCAGTTTGCTTTTGAAGTTGATACTCTTTTTTCTGGTCAGCGTTCATCTTGGCCAACTTTGCAGCTTCATCTTTAGCAGCTTGAATCTTTGCTTCTTGCGCCTTACGTTCGCGTTCCAAGCGTTCGTTTACCATTTTATTTACTTCGTCTTGAGTGAACGTTTTAGTTTCTTTAGCAGATTCTTGCTGTTGTTCTTCTTGTTGATTATCTTCAGTTTCCGTTTGAGTTTCTTCAGAATTTTCCGCGGCATTATCTGGTTTCTCTGCGAAATACTGTAGATTCATCTTCATTTTGTCATTCATTTAGTTTCCTCCTCGATTTTAAGACTCGGTGGTCTATCTACTCATAATTATTCTTTAACGTCCACAATTAAGGAAAAAGGACAAAATAAAAAGCAATCAATTTAATTGACTGCTTCATATGTTTCTTTGAAAATATCAGGCTTACATGGATAAAATTCTCCGTGAACACCTTTAATGACATAATCATTCTCAACAGCAAGCATATTGCCCTCAAGCGTTGGAATGACAAGCCCAACCCACCCCATTGTCTGAAAAGACACCATGAACACCGTCTGGTCCCCATGGCAATTTGATAAACTCACATAGTTCGGGCCAATTTTCAAAAGTTACTTGCACTGCTTCAATAATTACCGGTTTCTTTTGATATTTCATAACTTATCCTCACTTTCTTAATCTGAAATTTTGCTTGTCAAACTATGGACACAATCTGCTGAAATAATAAAATCTTGACCGTCGTTAATCATAAATTTTAAATACTGATGTTTCTTAATCCCAGTCATAGCAGCAATAGTTTCATCACTCACTAAGACATCCTTCGAACGAAGAACGGTTGTTGTTTCATCGTTTTCGTTATAAGCCCAGTATTGTAATAGATAAGGTTTCATATAATTTTTACCTTTATACACATAGAAACAAACCATTTCTCTGGCAATTTGAATTTACGTAAAAAATACACAACAGCTAAAAGCTTCTTGTGTTTAATTTTAATTTGAACATTTGCACTCATGTTATCACCCCACTTTCGGTTTATCTGCAGCTGCTTTACTGCATCTACAGTTAGCGTGAACAGGAATACCCGGTGCTTTGGTTAATGGATAAAATCCATCATTTACATTAGCAATATCCTGACACTGCTCGCAAGCTGTTGGTTCAGCCACCCATTTTACATACTCAATTCCAAACTTTTTAAAACTAGCAGTTTGAGCTTCATCTTGAACTCTAGCTGTTTCAGTCCGCATTAGTCGTTCAGTCATGTAAGTTGAGTTTTTAACTTTATCCGATACTTGCTTTCGTAATCGACTAGCCAACACTTTAGGGTTAACACCTTGAACCATTGATTGAGTTAAAAGCTTATCTAATTCAGCTTTCAACGTATCTTGATTAACCCATATTCTTTGTGACCAAGTAGCCCCATGGAAACTAGCATTAGCTACTGCTGAAACTTTAGCTAAGATATCATCAATTTTGTGTTTGCTTAAAATACCAGCTTGACGTTTGACCTCATCAATATAGCTTTGATTCAAGTTTTGATTTAAGCGTTGTTCTTCCTTGTTAGTAACTTCAATCATTGCTAATCCAATTTGAGATTTTAAATACTCCAAGCGATTTATTCGCATTGTTGCATTGTATATTCTTAAACGATCATTAGCATATTGACTAAAATCTTTTTCTTTAACCATTTTGGCAGCAGTCTTTTCAAAAGCTTTAATATCAAACTTGCTAATTGCCTTAATAGCTTCGTCCATTCCAAGGTTTTCTTTACCAGCGTATCGAACATAAAACTCTGAAATCTGTTTGTTGATTGTATCAGTTAACTGTTCGTAATGCTTTTGTATTAACTTAGCATAATCAGCATCATTTTTGATATTTGCATCAATCCATTTGCTTTCAATCGCCGAACGTTTTTTCCAGTAGTTACTATTCACTGTCCGTTTCGTCATCTTCTACACCAGATTTCTTCTCATCATCAAAATTGTAATTAGCTGGATTACTATTCACTGCTGATGTAATACCATCTTTTTCTTCATCTTGAATCTTTTGGATTTCTGCTTTTGGATCATCAACAATCGACAAAACTTTAAGCTGAGTCTCTTTTGATACCACTCCTTCAAGTGTCTGAGCAGTTGTTGCTTCATTAGCAACGTTCCGTGGTAAGTTTCTAGTAAATTGAAAACTCAATCCATCAGCTGGATTACTTTGAGCATTACCAGTCAATGTATTAACTACTTTCTTGACTAATGACGTTTTGGCCACATTGCTAATATTAAATACAATTCGATAAAACTCTCGCAAAGCATTAGTAAATTTGCGTTCTTTGTTTGATGCTAGTGAACGCATAGCCTGCATTTTAAGCTCAATCGAATAACCACTTGCAGTATCAGCTGAACCGGTAGTATTGACATCATTGAGGTTCGTAACCATTGCTGTTTGAAATAAATATTCAGCTAAACGGTCAAGTAAATTTTCTTGTGTGCCATCTCCAGTTGGACGCTCCAAAAACTTAGCGTCTGCATCTGCTGATGAATTAGCGATCACTCGATTATCCGCCATGTTTTTAATCATATCTGAATCAAACTCGCCACCTTTAAAAAGTAAATAAGCATCAGCAATTGCTTCAACATCATTAGCTTTTTGAGATAAAGCACTATTAATTGCATTCATAATTGATTTAACTGATTCAAACACACTTTGACGTTCTTCGTTTTCAATAAATTCAATAGCCGGAACTGCTTTAAACAAGTGTGATGTTGTTCCTGTAATATTAAAATCACTATCAAATGTTCGCTGTTCATTTGATGTATAAACTGTTCCGGTTAAGTTGTTATCTTCGTCAACACTGTATCTAATAAAAAACATTGGTCGATGAGCAACCGTATCATCATAGACCATCAAAGAATTCTTAGGTGATGAGATTGCGCAATTAGTATTAGAATTTTCATCTTGATACAACATTAAGAAAGAACGACCGTAAATTGAAGTTTGCTTTGCAATCTCACTTAATTTATCAAACATTGATGTTCTATTATTAAACGTCTGCAAATCATCATTACTTGAATCATCAGGCAAGCTAATCTTTGGTGGAACACCAATAAAGAATCCATTGAAAATGTCTGTAATATATTTTGCAAAGTTTACTAAGATTCGATTATCTGATTTATTCAGCGGCTTATCTTCCTGGTCTAAAATTGGATAATGTCCTTTGTACATACCAATATTTTCATCATAGTTCTTCAATAAGATTTGCTGATTGTACTTAACAAAGCCTTGAATATCATCACTATCAATATCTTCACCAACTGGAAATAGAAACATATCATTCTCACTAATTGAACCTTTACCATTTACTTTAGCCATTATTTCACCACCTTTAAATTGTTATGTTAATCGTCTTGAACTTCGGTCTTGCTTGACCGTTTACTTCTTCAACCGCATATCTGATTGCATCAATGCAGTGGTTGTAACTATCAACTGGCTTATTAACATACTCGCCGGTCTTTTTATCTTTTTGATACGTGTAGTTCTCAAACTCTTCAATCGTCTTGACACAACGATCATCAATAATAATTTCAAACTGTTGTAAAAATGAAATCCCTTGAATAATTGAATCTGGACCTTTTGTTGCTGGTCTAATTCGATTAACTCCATTGCGTTTAATTTCCTCAATTGACTTCTTCTCGGCTGCATCAGCAGTAATAACTTCTTTGGAATATCCTAAGTCTTTAATTACATTTGCAATCTCATTATTGAGCATCCCTTTTTTTACATATTCTTCAAGGATATAAAGTTTTAAGTTCTTTAAATCGGCTTTCACATGAACGAATACTGAAGGGTCATTAACAAACCCAAAGTCAAGTCCAAATAAACTAGTGATATCTTGCAGTTGATCAGCATGAATCCGTTGAGTTTTAAAAGCAGGGAATACTAATTTATCTAACGTTGCAAATTTTCCAAGCGTATAAATCTTGTAATAAGCCGGATTAGTTACTTTCAGGCGTTCAATAGTTTCAACGTTATCTTTATCTAAGAATCGATTGTCCTTATAAGTTGAATGATGAATCTTAACTCGTTTCGTATCTATTTGGGCATCTTCACTAAACCATTGTTTGTAAGTCCAATTCAATTTAGACACTGGATTAAACATTGCAAATAATTGTCGCTTCTTATGTTTTGGTTCACGTAAACGCAAAGTAAGCTGCGTATAATCATCAATTGTAAATTCAGATGCTTCTTCCATTACCACATCAGATAAACCTTTAATAGACTTAATTTTTTCAGGATCATCCATTCCTTTGAACAAAAAAACCGAGCCATTCGGTAATTCAATGGTCCGGTCTGATTTATTCACTTTGCACAATGCTAATATTTTCCAAGTGGCTAAACAATCAAGCACGTCAGCAAATATTGATTCTTTAATTGTTCGGTCAACTTTTCGTAACCAAAGTACTTTTCTGGGATATTTCCAAGGCTGCAATGATTTTAAAACAACCTTTTGAACTACACCATGAGATTTACCGCTTGATGCTCCTCCGTACCAAACTTCAATGAATCGACTATAATCAAATAGATTGTCATAAATTTGACGATTAAACACTCGGCCAGGCTTAGGAAAACTCAAATTAATCTTAGTCATCGTAATCACCAACCCCGATATCAATTGTTAAATCACCATTTATTTCTTTCTTATCAGTCCAAGCGCCATAGCGTTTACCAATTAATTCAGCAGCTTTAATTCTATCTTTAGCTGATACTTCCACATCATCATAAAGCCCTTTAGCAGTTGCTACTGTTTCAGTCTGTTCTCCACGTAATACAGATGTTAAATACTCCATGACTTCTTTCATGTCAGCAACTTTTGCGCTATCGAGTTCTTTTAGCTTATTAGTTAGATAACTTTTAACGGTAGTATTTTGTAGTAGCTTATTAGCATTCGTATGTGCATAGTTTTTGCTGTAACCAGCTTTTACTGCTGCACTGGTGGCATTACCAGAAATAATATATTCATCAGCAAATTTCTTTTGTTTAACTGTTAATCTTTTATTCATAGCACCACCTTCCCCAAATTAAAAAGGAATATATAAATTATATACATTCCCTAATCGATTATCCAAGTATAACTATCTCACTAAAAAATAAGTCAATTAAATGACCTTGTAATGTCATAATGAAAGTTTTGTTTTTCTAACACCACTGACGTAAAGTCTAATGATATGCCGTTCAGAAAACGTCATCAGTTTAGAAATATCATGCAATGTAATTCCTTCAAGAAAGTACAAATCCAAAACTCTAGCTTCATTATTGTTTTCTAGTTTGTCCAAAGCATTTTCAATTTCAGTTCTTAGCTTTCTAGCATCTTTTAAAAAGTTATTAATCCGTTCTTCAATTTCTTTTTTCTGAATTAATAAATCATCAAGAGTAATTTTAATCGAACTACCTGGTTCAGCTTTTAATGCCGGACTTTGAATTGAATTAATCCTTGAATCAAGTCGATATAATTTTTCTTCCCAGCGGTCAACCTTATTCATGATTATTCTGTATTTTATTAAATATCCTTTATTCATTCGAAATACATCATCATTGCTTGTCAAAATTTCACCTCACTCGAAATATAACAAAATAACAAAAACTTTTCTAACTCCCATATATATTTAATTTACCCTCTAACATAACTACTTTATACTCACCTACTATATATTACTTATAAATAAAGAAAATATATAGAGATTGTGTTATGAAGTTCTGTTATAACCGGTAAATCAACGTTTTTCTATAACAAAATCTATAACAAAATCATAACAGAATAACAAAATCGTCTTTTTTATAACAAAAAGTTATCTAGACCAATATTGCTGATTTTCTAAAATAACAAAATCTAAATAACAAAAACGAGATTATGTTATAGATTCTGTTATACTTTTTGTTATGAACATTTTTAAATAAACTATTTAATACTATTGATAAAATGAATTTTTATTAATTACTATTCATTTTACGATAAACTTTAAACTGACCTAAAGTTTTTTTCATATACAAAGCTTCTCGAATTGTACTAGCAGCATATCCAGTTTTTTCAACAGCTTCATCAATGTTTACATATTCGATAGTACGACCGTCTACACCGTTTTCAAATATCAATTTCTTTCTGTCGATCATTAATCGTTGATAAAGTTTAGCGAACTGTGGCTGACGTAAAACATCGTAGATAGTGTGCTTGTCAACACCTAATTTTTCAGAAGCAGTAGTTACACTAAAATTACCTACTCGTAAATGGTAACGGACATAATTTACTAATTTCTTGTGACGATCCTTTTTGGCTTGGATAGCTGCTTGCTGATGATTCAACTCGTGTTGTTTCATGCGACGGTGTTTCTTTTTAATTACTGAACGTTTCTTATTTCGCTTACTCATCGTTGCTTCACCTCTTGTCCAGATAAACAATCCAACCGCATAAGATCATAAAAGCAATTAAACATATTGATACCCACATGCTACTCATCTCCTAGTTTGTTAAACTTTCAATCATGTACCCAAAGCCCTGATTCATCTTCAACTTCTCCTTGCATTGGTTCAAATCAATTGCTTTGAATTGTTCTTGTTTTTGTAGTTCGTCAATTTCAGATTGAGTGAAAATATCACCATCTTTTTTATTTTTTAGTGTTAGCCAATCGCCCATGACGTTAACTAGATAACCGTCTGCTAATTTAATCAAATATACCGTCATTTTTATTTTCTCGACTGGTTGAAAATCTTCTAGCTTGCCTAAAACTTGCTCGTTATAGATTTTCGGATCATACCCTTTATTTTAGCAACTACCCTGTCGCCGCATTTATATTTCATCATCAACACCCCACTTATTTTTTAGATATTCGCATCTCTCACATAGCCTGTGCGTTTTAACAAAATTAGAATCAGAGCCTGCTTCAACAAAATCTGCTCGCTTGCCGTTAATATTTCTCAACACTCCACCGTGTTGACTAACTTTAATTTCTCCACAATCACTCATCAACTCGCCTGCTCGGTTCATGAAACAGATATGCCAAGCAGTGTTAATTTTTACTAGCTTCATTTACGATTCCTCCAATTTTCAGCTATTAACCAAATCACAATTCCATAAAACATCGCTTCTAATACCTCGAAGAATAAATTAACTATATTCATTTTAAAAAGCTCCAATACGATCGTCGTTTTCGGCTAGTTTCTCGAATTCAATTAATCTGCCAAGATAAACCTGTGCTTTTTTCAAATCTTCAACACCGTTTTTTTCAGCGTATCTAGTTACGTATTTGGCGATGTTGCCTTTATAAAAACCAATAGTTTCTTGACGTGTCATTAATCCACTTTCAAAACGGTCAAATAAATCTTTTCCATCGTCACCAGCATAATATGTTGGCTTTGTAATACTTTCATCTTTCATTAAATCAGTCACCTCGATGTAAGTTTTTGGATTTTCGTTAATTAGTCCTGATGTTAAATACAATCGATAATCTCCATAATTTGCGGCGAGGTGTTCGACGTTTACTCTGATCATTGTATTGCTACCAAATTCGGACCAAACGTTTAGGAAAGTAAATTTATAATGTTTTTTATGCAACTTTTCAAGTAACCAACGATAGCTATCATAGGTTCGGCAAAGATAGTATTTATTCAAAACGCCCACCTCTTAACTCTAACTGGTGATCGTTTAGCTACTTTCTGATGTTGACTTTCTCGCAAATTAAAATGATTATGGTGATACTTCGGATTGCACTTAATTGGTTTCATACCAACATTAATTTTATGAACTATCCAACGTTTGTAATCGTCTAAATCAACTACGCATAATGTATTCTCATAAACATTAATCACTTCTATTTTTTTATGAGTATTCCCATGAATATCCATGATGTTTGTTAAAATGCTACCTTTTTCGATATGCATTAAATCACTCCTTTAGAAATACGAGCCACCTTGTCTTATTTCGTTTATCACCAAAAATAGGTGTGGACACAATAGCTTTTAACATTTCAGTAGTTTTTATCTGGTCTTCGTTCCATTTCATGATAAGTACACCATTTGGCTTTAAAACTCTTCTACATTCATCAAAGCCTCTTACTAATGTCATTTGCCATGTGTTAGGTAGCACCCCGTACTTCTTGGCCAACCATGATGATTTACCCGCATGTATCAAATGTGGTGGATCAAAGACAACTAAATCAAACGTATTGTCCTCAAAGCCCATATCTCTAAAATCTCCTTGTACATCTGGATTGACATCAATAATGTTCCCATCAGCTAATTGCTCATAACTTTTTCGTATATCCATATAAGTTGTGTGTGATTCTTGTTTGTCATACCAAAACATCCTTGACCCACAACATGCATCTAGAATTTTCGTTATACTCACCTCATTTCATTCTTTAATAATTCTGCAGCACTATCGTATATCTGATTAAGTTTATTGATATATTCTTCAACCGAAGTAATAATATCTTCATCATGCATTAGACTCAGTGACGCGTAAGTCTTTAAAGCTATTTTCATATTAGGAACATAATATTTTCGTTCAGTGAATTTCTTTTTAGCTTTTGGCGATTTAACTTTGATTTGTTCAATTAAAATTAATTGATAAAAGTCATTTTCAATCCTAAATCCACCTGGCAATTTAACTTTTAAAGCCATAAATTTTCATCTTCCTTCCGTTTTGGGTAGACAGCATAGTTAAAGAGCAACAACAAAGTATCGCTTACCATCTCCGTGTTGTTTCTGACGTCTTTCTAAATCAAATTTATCAATCAATTCACGATTAAATATCTTTTTACCAGTTACGTTATTAGCTTTGATTCCTGATTGTTTACACCAATCTGCAAAATCTGAATATAAATCTGAACTTGGTGTTTCTAAAACTTGCTCTAACGTAATCTCTTGGTCTGCTACCCAGCTTAATGTTGTTGAGTTATCAGTCTTATACTGATTCATAACTTCTAATACTCGTTGTGGTTGTGTGAATTCACCTTTATTCATTAATCGTTGAATGCCTTTTAAAGCGATATTTAACAGATAACTCGTAGCATTGTCGGTAGTAATCTTATCTTCAATATTTGGATCATAATCTTCATCATCAGCACTAAATTCAGCATCGAATGGAATAAACATTAAGCGGCTGTAAAAACCCTCTGTTTTATCATAAGAACGCGGAATCTCATTAGCTGAGAAAATCATTTTTGCATATGGTTCTAGTTCAAATGGTCGCTCGCCTTTTCGTTCAACCGTGATTGAATTACCAGTAAACAACTTTTTGATTGTTCCAGTTTTCTTGAGAGATACATTGTTGATATCATCACCGATATTGGCTAATTTATGTTCTAATTCAGCAATCTTGAATCTATCAGCTAATTCGTCTAATCCAATACTTGAGTAGTTTCTCTTACCTAAGAAGTTCTTAATCATATCTAAGATAGTTGATTTTCCATTGTGGCCACCACCTACAAACATAAAACCTTTCCGATACCTGGTGTTTTTAATGAAACAATATCCAAGCATTTCCTCGAATAATTCTCGAATCTCTTGATCATTTACAAAAACCTTATCAAGCATATGATCAACATCAGAATTATAAGCTTCAGGATCATAAACCACTGGGATTCGGTCAAATTCAGTTTGTTTGTAATCAAAATCAAGCTTTTCACCAGTCCTAACATCTAATCGTGTATTTTTTAAATTTATGATATACGGATTCAACTTAATATCTGCTGGATTCTTATGGGTTTCAATTCTGATGTAGGCTAGAACTTCATTTCTTTGGGTCTGTTTGATACCAGGAAACATTTCAATCATCTTACGTTCAATGATTCGGTCATCTTGCTGATAAAAACCATCATCATAAACATAAAGTTGATTATTGACTGTTAAAATATGATATTGTTTGATTAATTCATTGCCAAAAACGTTATGCTTAAACCCACTAATTTTCTTAGAAGTCATTTTTTTGACTTCCTTTTCAGGTTTAAATGATTCATCACGCAAAATCTGACTTAACTCATGCTCACCAAGTGGATCATCAAAAACAAAATCATTAATTACTTGAATAGTATCTTTGATTTCATCTTTTTTAAATCCTTGCCCCTGTAGATAGACAATGTAACTAAATAGTTGTTGATTCCGACCATCACCATTTGACATTTCTTTAAAATTAAATTTGTCTGCAGGTGTTGAAATTGGTCTTAGAAAAGCAGGTACTTCGTCTAAGTCTTTTAAGCTGACTTTATTAACAACTGGACGTTTGGTTCCATTTTTCTTTAAAACAACATATGATCGCTTATCGCCATTAACACCTGAACGGCAGTCAGAATATAAGCCACAAGCTAAGCGAGCTTTAACGAAGTTCTTGAACTGAATACTGGATTTAAACCAGAAATGATAACCTCGTTTAGTTTTATAGACCCTGCTTTTCAACTTTAGTTCTTTAACAATGTTAAACATAATTTCAGCATCGTCAGTCGTGTCAAAGTCAAGCACAATATAACCTTTAGGTACGACTACTGCATAATTGTCAAAGTCTTTAACTTCTTGGACTGTCTTAGTTTGACTAGGGTCTTTGAATTTATGAATTGGTTGCTTATTATCATTTAAAATAATAAATTCCAAAATTCTAACCCCCTAACTTACGTATTATTTCTGTAAACTCTGAAAAACTCCTAGGTGTAAATTGCTTACCACCGCTGCGTTCAATTCGCTTTTTATGAATCACTTGATCAGGTTGCATTTGATTATTGCCAACTTTTAATTCAAAAGCTACAAACTGACCATTCAAACATATAAGAATATCAGGAGTGCCTTTTGCGGCACGTCCTGAACCATAAACATTAACAGCATATATCTGATGTTGTTTCAGATACTTCATGCATTTTGTCTGTAAAACTGCTTCTTTTCCCATTAAAGATCATCCAAGTCGTCCAAATCATCTTCCACATCATCATTTTGGCTTGGTACTTCATTTTCTTCATCATCAGTACTATCAAAACCATCTGCTGACTTCATATTATTCAGGCGAACGTTAACGAATGGTTTACCAGTTTTATCGCTAACAGTGTCAGATTCAACATGTTCAACATCAGCTTGAATATATTTACCTACTAGTTCATCTGTATCAGCTTCGCCAGCGCCCCATTGGTCTAAAATCACACCTACCCAATAGCTCCAAGCTTTTTGAGCGCCCTCATTTAAAGAACCATCAGCTTTTTGAAATTGGAATCTCTCAACATGCTTTTGACCTGATTTAGTAACTAAGTTAATGCTTAACTTTCCAAAGTCCTCATACTTGCTGGTATCGATTGATTCAACTTTCAAAACAACATGGCCCTCTGGTAATAACCCACTATTTACTTCTACTGTTCCAATTTTCATAATTATTTAACTTCCTTTCTTGTGTCTAAAAGTTCTTGATTTTCATGAATATTGCCAACTTTTTTTGATACGCTAGCCTCTCCTCTTAAATCGAAATACTGACTAGTTTGCTTGCCGTCGAAAATTACTTTAGCTGAAAATGCACAACCTCGAAATTCAACAATACTTCTATATTTTTTATTTTCTAAAATATCCCCTTCAAAGATTTTCTTCTTGCCGCTCTTGTCTTTCAAACCAGTATATTGTTCAATAACCGTGTTATTTTGTGATTTCAAAGATACAACGTTCTTGTCAATTCTCATAAAGCCACTAACCATATATGGAAAAATTCCACCGGCTAGATAATGCTTAAGTTCTTCATCCCATACTCTAAACTCAATTTCTCGCATTTAATCACTCTCTTTCTCCGTTTCCCTTAACGTAAATGACTGACTAACTTTAGAATATTTATCAAACAAACCATCGTCTTTGAGCTTTTTAGAATCAACTGAATGTCTTTCAGATTTAGTCATCTTTAAACTAAAATGATTGGTTGAAACTTCAGCATATTTAGTATCTTCTTTAAATTGTTCTTTCAAATGCTTTTTAATGACGTCTTTTAATTCGACTTGTCTAGCTAATGCCGGTTGAATTTCCTTCATAAAATCAGCTATTTTAACCTGATTCTCGTCATATTCTTTTAAAACTTTGTCAAAGTCTGAATCATCAGCAACTTCTACAGTCCGTAATGCCTTTAATGGTTCAGCATCAACCTTTTCATCGAAATCAGGGCTAATACCAGATTCGACGTACTTTTTCCAAAATTCTTTAGCTGGTTTAATATATTCTTTTTCAAAATTTGGATAATCTTTTGATAAGGAATACTCAAAGATAGCTGTATTTTCAACTGATGGAACAAACTTATCTGGTTCATCATAATTAGTTTTGACTAAGAAACTAGCTGGAATAACAAATTTGTCTAAACCAAGTAAGTAAGTATAAAGCGCTGCTTGTAATTTGTAATATTCCGGAGCACCATCTTTCCAATCTTCGGCCCGCTTGGTTGTTTTAATTTCGATTACAAAGTCTTCGCCTGTTTCATCATCGTGACCAAGTGCATCCCACATACCACCAAAAACTTTTTTATTGTGGAAGAAATCTCCCCAGGTCTTTTTGAAAAAATCTTCTCCGTAAACATCTTCCGGGATAGTTACATTCATGAAAAATCGTTGGTCTAAATACTTTTGAATCTTTGGTTCAATCACTTTACCTGCGATAGTGTAAATTGAATCTTCAAACGGTTGCTCCCAAGTTCGTGTTAGTGCACACCATACTTGAAATGGGGTTGTCCAACGATTTAATCCTAATGCTGCAGCGAATCTGGTTGCAGTCATCTTCTTGAAATTTTTTGGCATTGAATCTAAAACGATATGATTATCTTCAAAATGGTATTTGTTTTTAGTCATTATTCAGCCACCTTATCTCCGATTAAAATTAATAACTTTTCAGCACCTTTTTTACTTAAGCCTTTTTCAATTTTAGATTTAGCTTTGCCAATCCAAGTTTCATATTTATCATCTTTGGACCGCAATTTTTTAAGACCGTTGATCAATGCTTTCTTTTGTGTTTCGTCCATGGAATCAGCTACCTTAGTGATTTCTTTCTTAGCTTCTTTTCGTTCAGTGATACTTGCTGGTGCTTTACGAGTAATTTTCTTAGTGGTTGTCTTAGACTTTGCTTCTGTTTTTGCTTCTTCTTTATCGGCTACACCTGAATCAAATTGATCCTGCTCAATCACATCTAAGAAACTCATATATAAATACCTACGTTGATACGTTTCAACTGCCCCTAAAGCTTGAATAGCATTCATGCCTTTTGCGATCAAATCAACCATTGGTGATGTGTATTCTACGAAATCGAATACTGATAAACCATTTTCAGTTTTAACCATTGAATCACTGTCAATTACTCGCATTTTGGCAAAATCACTGCTGAAAGTAATCTCATGTGCTAAATGGTATTTAATCATCAATGGCAATGCTACTGGGACAATATCGCCTAATTCGTAATACTTATATTCAGCAAAACGATTAGTTCCAGATTTTTGAACTTTTGCATCTAAAAACTCTTTTCGAACTGCGTTAATCTTTTCATAGATGTTTAACTTTGAAATATCTACTGCTTTGGTTGCGGCTGTTTTTCTAACTACCATTTTTCGACTCCTCTTCTTTTTCTTGCCAATGTAATCTTCAATTCGACTTTTAGCCATCTTGATATAAAATTGAGTATCAATCTGGTCTAACTTAATTTTTCCCTGATTATCAATTAAACAATGTTCGGGTAAACCAGCTATTTTATCTTTTCGACCATTCTTTTTTACTTTGTAAAGTGTTCCTAGATTCTCATCTTTAGCAGCATAGACACGGTTAACTTTTTGAACTTGTAATTCTTTGTCACTGTTATCCTGGATCGTATGATCATAGGTTGAACCGGTTTTAGCAATCATTTGAAAGTCAATTACTTCGGAATCTCGTTGAATCGTTTCTTCGGGTGAGATACCATTCATAAAGTAATTAACAACTGCTTTGTGTACTGCTACTAACGATTTATTCTTAAAATCCCCACCTTTGAATAGTGATACATAACCGCCCTTGGTTTTTATTTTATTTTCATCAGGTTCAATGACTAACTTTTTATTGTCTTGATAAACATAAGCTTCGCCCTTTTTCATTACATAATTATTGACATCTTTTTGAGCAATAGCTTTAACGATTGTTCTTTCAAGGCTCATCTTGGTGCGGTGTTCCCACTCGGTTAAAACTTCTTCAATAGCTGATTCATCTTCGTTTTTAAACCTGATTACAAGCCCATCGGTGTTTGACTGAATAAGTTCAAAACTTTCAACTGATTCCAATTTGTCAATTAAATCGGTTAGGAACAATTGACCGTGGATGCAAACCCCGTTAGCTTGACGCGGGTCAAACAAATCGTTGTACTTATTTTTTGATGCCCCATAGGTTGTGTTAAGTACTAACTTTAACGCTCCAGCTGTTGCCGAATCACCTGCATTTTTAGCAGCTATCCGACGTTCGTACACTGATTTAAAACCTGCTGGCGATGGCGTATTTCTTGAAATTAAATCATATTGAATCATCAAACTTGGATAGTAACTTGAAACATCAACTATGACCATTTTGTGTTGATTATCAGCTTGCTTAAAGTAATTAGGGATTGCCCCATGAAGACCGCCCCAACCATATATGTGAGGTACTTCAGCTATTTTAGTTTCAAGCTGAGTTCCGTAAACGCCTTTTTCATCTAACTCTTTTAATTGGCGTTTAAGAGATTGTGCCTTTCTCGGTCGTTTTTCAACCGCTAAGCAACCGTTTAAGATAGACTCGGTATAATTAACCGGGTCCTTAAAAAAATCAAGCACACGCTCATATTTGCCCATTATAAGGTTACTAGGAATTGGATAATTAAACTCATCATCATGACTTTGTTTTTTAGCATCTAAAAACCGTGCTGTTAGTTTTGCATTAGTTAGTCCGATTGCTTCATTTGCCGATATGCCTTTTAACTTGCCAACTAAGACTTTTGATTCCAGGTACTTTTTTCGTTGCTGATAAAGTCGACAAGTATTTTCAACATCGGATGTACAGTATTTAATTTCAGTTGCTAATTCATCAGCTGTTAGTTTGCGTTGAATATTAAAATCAACACCTGTTTCCACTATTGACTGATTCAAATTGGCTTCAATGGCTTTCAAACTCAAATTAATTGGTAAATCATCACGTAAATCAAAACTGTTAAATTGCTTTTTATGAAACTGGATAAATGGGAACTCCCAAGGATTCTTGCCTGAAATAATCCAATCATTGTGCTTTTTAACTTCGTGATTATCACCACCGAGTAACATTGTATGGATTATCCAATCATCATAGTGTTTGTTATTAAAACCACCGAAAACGGTATTTTTAGTACTGAACAATGTTTTAACTTTTGCATTATCGTTATGAATGACTGTCAACTTGTTATACTTAATATCTTTAGCAATAACCAACCAATCATCTTTAAAAACTTCGATATCATAAATTGTTATGTTCAAACTACCACGTCCAAACTGTATAGAAAACTTCGAACGTTATAAAGTAAATTGCTGGAGCTAAGAAAAACAATGGTGCCCAACTTTTTGGCTCAAATCCAAAATAATCGCAAAACTTAAAATAAACTTTTTTCATTTTAAAAATCACTTCTTTCTCACCTTGTAAAACGACTTCTGATAGCTTTCCATATACTCCGTAAACAACTTTTCGTTAAAGTCTTGAAAACTACTCAAAGCCTTATAAATCTGTTCTTCAACTGTTTCTTTAGTAATGAAATGGATATAAGAACATTTATGCTTTTGACCTGTTCGGTGGATTCGGTCCCGACTTTGTTCCAAGGTTGTTGACCTTAAAGTTTGTTCATAATAAATGATTGTATCGGCTGAATATAAATCGATTCCAGCTGAACCACTTTGATACTGAACAATTATCACTTTAATTGATTCATCGCTTTGGAACTGTCGCCAGATTAATTTATTTTTTTGCTGACCGTCCAAAACTACAAATTTAATCTTCTTTTTAGTTAATAATCGTTCAATTTGCTTGATCGAATATTTAAATTCAGCAAAGATAACTAACTTTCTATCAAAACTTTCTAAGAAATCATCTAGTGCTTGCAGCTTATTAGTTTTAAGCTCAATCAATTTTCCAAGGTTGTCAGTCATAAATCCTGAACAAATCTGTCTTAGCTTTAGCAATCTGCTCAATGGATTTTCTGCTAGAATCTCCATTTTAGCGATTGCCGATGTCTTAGCCATTTCCTTATATAACTTCTTTTCAGCTAATTCAATTGGCAATAACTCATCTGGTAATTTATCCGGTAAATCTAAACACTCATCTTTAGTAACTCGGTAACTATGTTCTTCAATGATATTTTGAAGTTCTGAAACATGCTTATATGCCGCTGGCCGGTAATATTGATTTAATAGACAATACTTATCTTGCCAATCGTAGTAGCTGCCACCAAATATTTTTGAATGAACTCGACCTTTTACCAGTTCAGGTTCTAAAAAAGTAAATTGTGACCAGATGTTTTCCAGTTGTCCATTACCAATCGGTGTACCAGTTAAGATATATCGATACTTAGCTTTGGTGGCTAATTTCAATAAAAACTTAGCTCGTTGGGATGTTCTATTTTTTATGAAATGTGATTCATCTAAAATGATGCAACCCCAATCATGATCGAATTGATTAAACTTATTTTTAACTCGCCAAACTTTATCATAATTAACCAATGTTATTGCTTGATTCAATCTAGCTTGCTGCTCGGGTTCAAATAATTCTGTATCGCGTTCCCATGCTCCTAAGGCTGATTTGGGTGCAACCACCAAGCAACTGTTGATCTTTCCTTTTTCTATTAGTTCGTGGACTCTTACCAGTGTTGGTATTGTTTTCCCTGTGCCTTGCTCCATAAACAACGCAAATGAATTATTTAATCGTAAATATGTTAATGCTAGCTTCTGATGCTCGTATAGCTTTAACATTTCAGTTGCTCCATCAAATTTTCAACATCAGATTTTTTATATCTGATAAAATGATCTGCTTTAATCTCTGGTAAAGCATATTCATCAACGAGCTTTTTAACCGTCTTTTCAGAACATTTGAGTAGCTTTGCAGCTTCTGCTTTAGTCAGATACTCGCTTTTATTAGAATGTTCTGTGCAGACTTCGGTAAAAGCGGTATTAGCTAACGATTTAAAATAATCAATCAGCTGATTTTCAAAATCTTGACTAAATAAATTATTCATTAACCTCACTCTCTTTATTTGATTCTTTTTCTAAAACTTCTTTGAAGATTGCATCCCAAATCTCTTTTTTCTTTTCAAGGCTATTTCTTTTTCCAGCTAATATCATTGAAAGATATTGTGGAGTAAGATTAACCTTTTCGGAAAAACCTTTTGGGGTTTCACCACATAAAATTAAAGCGAATCTAACGCTGTTTCCAAAAATATTTTCCATATGCACCACCTTTTTTCTACTTTATTCGGTTAAATAGTAAACAAATCATTGACAAATCTTCCCGTTAAGTATAGATTAATGGTATACAAATATTAATTAAAAACACTATTAAATAAACGTCTGAAATTTATTTAAAAGCTCCGTTCTATCTCTAACGGTTGTTTTTTGCTGTTTATTATTTAACTGTAACTATAATCTACTACCGTTTTAGATAGATGTCAATAGGCTTTAAAAATATTTTTACCGTTTAGTATAGTAAATCAAAAATGAGGTGAATTTATGACAATACTAGACCGTATTAAAAAATTAGCTGATGAACAAAAGATGTCTTTGGTTGAAATTGAAGAAAAATCAGGACTTGCTAAAAATGCAATCTATAAACTTGATCATCAAACTCCTAGAGTTGATAAAATCGATAAAATAGCAAGTACATTGGGCACTTCGGTAGACTATTTACTAGGTCGCACTAACGATCGTTTTGCTTCGGGTAGTATCGATCAAACCGATATTGGTAAACAAGCTGATGCATTGCTCGCTGGATTAGATCTAAATACATCTGTTAACTACTATGGCGAACCAATGACTGATGATCAGAAACAACAACTTAAAACAGCTATTTTGTTAGCTCTTGAAATGAATAAGAAAAAAGCAGAAAAGAAAAATAAAGCAGGTGATTAAAGTTTGGACATTGAAGGAGATGTTAAAGAACTAATAAATGAATTTAATACAGCTAATCCATATCGGCTCATAAAGTATTTAGACATTGGATTAATTGAGACTATGCTGCCAGCGAAGACTTGGGGAATGACTGTTAGCAGTTTTGGGGCAACCACTATCATGGTTAATTCATTTTTAAATATGAATCAGCAACGTTTTACTATGGCTCACGAGCTTGGTCACGCAATCGAACATCCTGGGGTTTCAACATCCTTTTTAAGAAATTACTCCAAAGGTGTTCAAATACCAAAGATTGAGGCTGAAGCTAATTATTTTGCTTTTGATTTACTGCTCTATGGATTAAACGAATACGGGGGGTGTTTTAACAAATATGATATTGTCCGTGGTTTAAGCTTATCTGATTCAATGGCTAGATTTATAAAATAAGTTTTGGGGGAATTTACTGTGAAGAAATGGATGAAAGTTTTACTTGGAGTTATTGTTGCTGCTGTAATTTTAATTTTTGCAGGTTCAAAAATTCATGATTGGTACATTTGGCGAGCACCTTATTATAATTCAACTAAAACCGTTGAACTGCTTTCAGCAAGAACTCAAAAGTTAAACGAAAATCAAGAAGAAGCTTTTTATGATATTGCTCGTGGCGCAATCCAATCTGAAATAAAAGGTATTAAATTCACTAACTTAGATGATTATAGCTTGTATGTTAAAAAAACTGGACCTAAACATGTTTACTACATTGACTATGTTTGTAAATCCACAGTTTTGGTTAAGATGCGATTTGATACAACAATGAGAGTTAAGCTCGATAGTTCAAGTTTAAAAGGAGAAACCCATTTCACTATTTATAATTTTAAATCTGATTTGAGTAAATTTTAGTGAATATAACAGAATAACAAAATCTTTTTCAATTCTTATATACACTATATTTTTAATAACACTTTCTCTATATATACTCTATATATTACTTTATATAGAAATAAGTAATAATAGTGTTATTGTGTTATTTTTGTTATGTATCCCTTGGGGCTCTAAGGCTACAGAGATAACAAAATCATAACAGAATAACAAAAAGTGCCTTTTTCAACATAATTGTGTTATTTAGGTTGTCTAGACTTAAAATCTAGATAACAAAAAGATTCTGTTATTTTTGAGATTTTGTTATACATTCTGTTATAGATTATGTTATTAGTTTTTTTAACTAAATAAAAAACACACTCTCCCCGACCAAAGTTTGAGTGTGTAGAGTTAGATATTTAAAAGAGTATGCAATAAGCACACGCTCTTTGTGTACTCTATTCTACCATAAATGGAGTGATTAAAATGTTTGAATACAAGAAAAATAAAGCTATCAAAGAAAAAATTTATAAAAATGGCAAGAAGAGTTATTATTTTCAGATTTATCTAGGAAAAGATGCTGCTGGGAAACCAAGAAGAACGACTAAACGTGGTTTTAAAACCCCCTCTTTAGCTGATGCAGCTTATCGAAAAATCCAAATACAAATTGCAAACAGTACTTATGATGTAGCAACAGAAAGTGCTAAAACATTTAAAGAAGAATATTTAGAGTGGTTTGAGAACCAATATCGGAACACCGTTAAATCCAGTACACTCTATAAAACTAAACAAATTTTTGATTGTCATATTTTACCAGATATTGGTGATCAACAGCTTAGCAAAATAACATCAGAATATTTGCAACCATTCGTCGAAGCATGGTCACTAGCATATAAAAAACCAAATATTGTAGCAAGATATTCGAAACGTGTATTTGACTATGCTTATATCAAAAAGGAAATTATCGAAAACCCTTTTGATCACATCTTGCTTCCGAAGATTCGTTCAAAAAACGCAAATGATTCTCATAACTTTTCATCGACTGATGAACTAAAAAAGTTTGTCACGTATGTCAGGGATAATTCTAGTGTTAATGATCCAGGTAAAATCGAATTCTTCAAGGCAGTGTTTTTTATAACCTTAGCTTATACGGGAATGCGTAAAGGTGAATTACTAGCTTTAACCTGGGAAGACGTTGATTTAGAAAACAAAATGATTGATATTAATAAAACCATTGTTACTAACGAAAATGGGAAGATGGCCCTTCAACCACCTAAATGGGATTCATATCGTAAAATATCGATTAACCAATTAATTTTTGAAATGCTAACTAAATTAAAAACCAACAACAATTCTAAGCTAGTATTCCCAAATCAAAAAGATAACTACTTCAATTTGAGTAAACCAAATAACTGGTTGAATTCAATTATTGATATGGGCTCATCAGATTATGCAGCAGCTTTTAAATTAACACATGATCCAAAGTATCAATCATTTATACCTCAAATAACCCCACATGGATTTAGGCACACTCACGCAACATGGTTATTTGAAAAGAACCCAGGCATCTTACCTAAAACTGTTCAAAAACATCTGGGTCATAAAAATATCGGTGTTACATTAAACATTTATACTCACGTTTCATCTAATCAAAATGAATTGTTATCGGAAACTATCAATGATTTATAATTGAAAGAAATTCTAAGGTAGTCAAAAAAGCTAGGTAGTCAAAAAATATTAATTGACTACCTTTTTTATTTCATTGTGGTAGTCATTGACTACATTTGGTTTCCATTTCTATCCTTTTCAGTAGGCTTTAGGCTACAATTGCAAAATAAAAACGCCACATAATCGGAATGTGACGTCCTAAAACTATCTAAAACGGAATGATAAGGAGAGTACAGGTCTCCTTATTATCTTTATAAGTACTGCAATAAGAGTATTTTAATTTATTGACTATCTCTTTGACTATCTTTATCTAGAAAAGTTTATTACATATAGCACATAATTCTATTCTAAGAAATTTTTTATTTCATTAATTGTTTTAAACCCCTTCGCTACCTTACCCCATGCTGAATTATCTTTTAAAAACTTCTCACCTTTTTCAGTAATAACCGCATCGGTTGTTTCAAATTGACCGTCGTAATAAAAATTACTGTTTTGTACATAATCTAGTGTTTTTAATGAATTTGTGACGTTACTGAAATCGTCTCTTTCCACATCAAAATCTTTAGCATAAAAACTATTTTCACCATTTGACATTTTTTCAAAATTATATATCGTAATTTCTTCTGTTGCTTTAAAGATAAGGACATCTATATCACTTTCCTTAATATTTTCAATTAATTTTAGTACAAAAATAAGCATGTCTAGACAGCATTAGCAATATTATTAATAACTTAATTCAAAAACATCTTTCAATTGGTTTAAATTCAAAATTCCACCATTTTTATTTTCATCTTCATATTGTTTGAATTTTAAAGTCATTTTAGAATATCTACTTAAAGTATTAGAATGAGAGTTAACGTCTTTTACTTTTTCAGAATTACCATATAATATATCTGGATATTTTTTCATATCATTAACAAAAAAGTTGCAATAACTATAATGCTTTGTTTCTTCATTACCATCAAACCCTGGAAACTTTAAATTGCTGCTATCAAATAATTCTTTATCTTCCTTAGGCAATTTTTGATAACTTAAATATCCTCTATCATACATATGTAAAACTTGATTTACAAACTCTGAAACCTTTTCATCCACTACTGACTTATCTAAATAGTTGAAAATTTCATCATATAGTCCTTCGTATCCCATTTGTAAAATTTCAATATAATTATCGAATTGAGTTTCATCGTAAAACGCAACGCCTCTATTTGGAGAAATTTTGTCTAATCTTTTCAAAATTATAAATTGATTAAATTTAAACGTTGATAGGCTGTTAATTTCATATATGATTACTTCCCTTTTAATTTATTATTTAAAACGAATACATTATAACACCTTTAACTTCAAAAAGTTTATAACACAAAAAATAAGCCTACCCGAAATTAATCGAGCAGGCTTGTTTTTGCTATTTAACTCTTAAATATTGCCCAACGTAAATAAAATTTACATTCTTTAATCCAGATAAACTCTTAATCTGACTAACAGAAACACCATAGCGACTTGCAATACTTGAAACCGTATCGCCTTTTCGTACAGTGTAGTACACTTTTGAGCTTGTAGCTATAGATCCACTGACTTTCAAAACTTGCCCTGGATAAATCGTATTATAAATACTCTTACCATTCATACTTGCCAGCGTATACATTGACATACCGTACTTTTTAGCAATCCCCCACCAGGAATCACCATAACGGACAGTGTATGTTCCCATTGCCTGGCTAGATACATTTGTGTTGGTTAGCTGAACGTCTTGAGCTAAGGCCCAGCCCATCGGTGTACTTCCTTTATATAAAAGAACAGCCTGATTAGACTTACTCAAAACTAAATCTTGCGTATCTTTAATCGTGTATGTTTGCCCCTTTGCATAACTCGCAATATTAACTCTAGGCTGATACCACTTTGTTGCCGATTGCTTCAAAATAACATTTTGACCAACATCAAAACCTTGCTTACGTGTATCATTATTAAGTTTATTGTTTTGCGTTTTAGCTTCGGACCCAAACCACCAGGATACTGATTTCCGATTAGTATCAACCAGCGAACTATCCAGTGATGTTGCAAAAGCTACCGAAGATTGATTATCTTTATTTTGCCATAGATCATAATTTCGTGGGTTTGGCCAAGCACCCTGGTAAGCTGCTAACCAGTAGCCGTCAAACTTATTAATTAGCGTTTGACCAACGTATTGATCAGCAAAATTTCGATATGAATAAAAGACTACATGTTTATTAGTCAATGACTTCATTTCATCTAACCAAGCTTGCACTGCCGCTTGAGTAGTACCATATTTAACAGTATTTTCTTCAAAGTCTAATACATAAAACTTTGCATTTTTATCAGAACGATTGTAGAAGTCCTTAGCTTCCTGACGAGCATCGTCGGCTGAGACAAAACGAGCATAGGCGTATTGTCCGTACGGAACACCGACTTTATCAGCCATGCTTGTATTATATGAAGCGTATTTATCAATGTAGTTTGAGCCGTATTGCTGACGGATAATTAATCCGGAAACCTCTGACTTAACATTTTTAAATTGTTGTTCAGTTTTTTCACCTTGCCACTCTGACATATCATAGACTGGCAACGTATCTGCTGAAGCTAATTGTGCGCATAAAAAAAGAGTAGCAGCCGCAGCTCCCACTCCAGTTAAAAGTTTCTTCATTGAACTAGCCCTCCTTCGGTGTATCCGTGCCAACAATGTTTCCATCTTTGTCTAAAACAATCCCAAGCGAATTAGCTTTAGAATCCGATTTATTTTCGCTTAACTTATCAACTACCGCACTAATCTCATCAATCTTCTTTTCGATTCCACTTGTATCAACTGATTTGGAAGCTTCAGTTAGTGCCTTGTTTCCAGTAAAACTACCGGCAAAGCCCAATGCTGAACTGAGTAGTAAACCAATAATAATAACATCCGATTGACTAAAAATCACATGGAAACCATATTTAGCCGTCAGTACAAAAATAACGATTACCAGTGATGCGAGTTGTACCCAAAACGATGGCTTATTTACATTAGCCACTAACATCTTTTTAAATTCCTTCATTTCACTTTTTCCTCCAAATTATTAATTTTCAAGTTATGCTCGAGCAACATTTTGTCATGCTGATCAAGCAATTTATCTTGTTGAGCTTCACGTTTTTCAAGGGCATCGATATTCTTTTGTTGCATCTTGTGTGACTTTTGTAAATCATCTCGAATACCATCCATTGGCTCCTTAACGTAACGCTTTAACATACTTTTTCCAGTGTACGAAAAAGCACCGAAAATTGTCGAAATGATAACAATAATCGATGCCCATTCATCCCAACCAAGCCCTAAAATTCTATGCACATACAATCAACTCTTTCCCTGTTCGTTTCATTTTTCTCGTCTCTGATTTTTTAAATTAATTTAAACAATAAAAATAGCGCTAACCAAAACGGTAAGCACCACAACAACACGTCTTTTAATCCTTTGAGAAAGCCCGTAAACTTCGATCCTATAAAATTTTCTGGTCTAGCAATGCTGATTGCTGCTGAATATTTTGAACTATTTGATGAACATCACTATCAACTATCCCGTAAATCGAGGGATAAAGCAGTTTATCAACATCAAAGTAATAGCTATCAATCTGCTTTGTATAATTTACAAAATTGTCAATCAAATTTTGATTAGATAAAATATTTTGCCGCAGATACTTGTATCTGCTGATAAACTCATCGTGCCAGATTTGAACAACGCGGCGAGAAAGCTTATTTGAAAGCGCAAAACTGTCAAAGGCACTCTCCATAGTTGCCCCGTCATAGTGAAGCCCCCAAGTCGAATCAAAATCGTACAATAAGGGGATAATAAATCCTCCATCGTTATATGTTACAAACATCTGTGATTTTCCTTCGGAATCCCACTGCTGACTTAATACCTCAAAAATAACTCGATCAATAACACCAAGTATATCTATTTTTGAAGGAAGCTGTGCTTTGACATCAGCATCGCTTCCTGAATTAACTAAAGCCATTAAAGCGTTCCAATGAATCTTAAATGTGTCCGTAAACTTATCTTGAACTACCGGGCTAAAATCAGTGCCATCAAATAAGGCTGAATCATGGTTGAATGTTGCATAGTCGTTATTTTCTTCAACCTCAATTCCTTCTTGAAGAGGATTGCTGTTGTCAATGTTGAGCATATCTTTCGATTTTTTAATTGTAAAGTTATACAGTCCTAGACTAGCCCCATTGTTAAAGCATTCGATTGGGAAACCATCGATCATTCCTTGATTAGCGGCTTGACTGAGTGGCAGAGAATTAGTGTCTAAACGATTTGGGATATAATTTGAATCTAGCCCAATTTTTAATGTAAAGTTATTTAAAGTGACGTCAAGCACTGTTGCTGGAAATTTTAATTCAAAATCAATCGTATTATACTCTCCAATATCAAAACTAACAGATTGCCGGGTACCTGTTGTCAATCCAGTCGCTATAGTGGTTTTAGCAGTTGCATCATTAAATACGTTGTAGTCGTTTGAATATGTTGCTTCAACATCAACAGTAGTGCCACTTGTTGAATCAAAAGCTAGTGTATATTTTTGATTTGGTCTGACTGTTTGCCTGATTAAAACTCTAATTTTGTCGGTCGGCGTTGAAACTACTTTGATATGCAGCCCATCACTTGTATGCTCGAAAATATCAGAAGCACTAAAACCGGTGCCTGTTCTAAAGCAGCCTGTTTTAATAACACCAGTGGCTGAATTGCTCTGTGCATTACCATATGGGATTAGAAAGTTCCCTTGTGAGCTGACAAAATAGTTCATTAAGTCAGCTGAAATTGGAATATAATTAGCTTGACTTTTGATAACCTTGCCGAAAAGTTTAGCATTGACAACGTTTCTAACATGACTATTGTCCATCAAGTCAGCTTTGAGAACCCATGAACTTGAGCTCGGCCAAGTTGACTTTGGCTTAAAATTTAGTTTATTTTTCAAGGCTGAATCTGAGAAGCATTTGATTCCGTAATTGTGTTTTACAGCGCCTGTAGCGCTGGAACTATCGCCTTGATACTTAACGTTTGCATACCCCGTATATCTTGCTTTACCATTTACATAAATAAATCGAAGCATTTTAGCGTTGTCGTGCGTCATTCCTGTCATGTCTCCAGAAAATTCAAAATGTGGTAATTCGTTTTGAGATAATATTGAGCTTTCATCTGGAACTATAGTAGGTTCAAGAAGTTCCAGTGTCCCTTGTTTATACATATTAATTATTAATCTAACATAATTGGTTTTGTCAGGAACTTGGCAATGTTTTAAAACGGTAGGAACATCCATGGAAGAATCATTAGGGTCAAGCGTCACTATTGAAACTCCAGTTTGAGTGTCCAAACCATCGCTTAACGAATTGGTGCTTAAAAACTGTATGCCTATGTTGCATCCTGCATCGGAATCCACTGGTCTAAACTGTGCTTTGGCAAAAAAATTGAACGAATTTAAATCATTAACTGGGACAAATTGGCTGACGACAGTTTCAAGAACGGAGTTTTTATGATTTATCGTCAAAAGCGCATTGCCATTTTCATAGTTTTTAACTATATCGGTAAAAAAAGTCGAGGGCCCAAGCAAGCTTAATACTTCAAAATTGGAATCTTTAATGTAATTTCCATTGTCTGGATACAAGCTGTCAACATACTTCGCATTCGGCAGCCCAATATATGCTTTACCATTAGTTACTACTTCAAATGACATTGTAATAAATTTTGTGTTCGCATTTAGCAGAACGTATCTCCTATAGTGCTGCAAAGCATCTCCAGCTGGTCCGTTGATTGCAAAAGAATCATGGGCTAACCGGTTGTTATTAGATACATCTTCTTCCGAGGCGTATTCGTTTAAAGACCACGCTAAAATATCCGTGCTGGTATCCTGAATGAATCCAATTAAAGCATCAATTTCAAGAAGGCGTCCAGATGCCACTGGAAATGCTTTTGAAAAAGTGCCATAAAAATTACTTGCTGTCTGATTGTGGCATTCTATGACAAGCACATTTTTATCATGAAAACCATTGACAATCATCCCTTTAGCTAAGTTTGAATTGATCGCCCATTCACCGTCATTTTCAAAGTTAGGATCTGCAATTAAATTTTCAGCCTCATACAAATTTTTATATATTTCCGAAGGGTCTCCAGCTGATTGATACGGCATTCCCTTCATCCACTGAGAGCCATTCCAATAATTCCAATAGCCATCATCTTCTGTTATATATATACCTTCAGTTCCATTTGGAAATTCATTTTCAAGAGCACTTAAATTTGCCCGCACACCTTTAGGTGTAAAATAGCTATTTACTCCAGCGGTTCCAACCATTTCAATTGCCGAAGCAATTGCTTCTCTTACGTCTTTCCCGTACATTTTAGTCCTGATAGCTGTTGCTAGTCCTACTAAACTAGCTTTTTGCGCATCAGTTAAAGGTGTGTCATCTCTGTAATCTGTCAATTTTCATTTTCCTTTCTATGCCGCTACTGGCAATTTAGTAAACCTCTTAGTCCCTGTTGGTCCCCAGCCACCAGATACGCTAATATCAGCAAGCCAGTCTGAATCATTAAACATAGCCAATAGTTGATGAAATCCTTTAGTAATCGTCGTATAACCTTCTAAACACCAAGCATCAAATGTCGACTGAATATACTGCAATAATCCAATGCTTGGATGACCAGCTTGTGCATTTGAATCAATCGTATTAACAATTGTTTCACTACCGCCAGATTCTTGTTGAATACGAGCTTTAATCGTAGCAAGTGAACTGTCTGTTAACGTAACTTCCATCAAGTACGCTGCATATTTTATAACCGCTGTCCAATCACCATTAACTGCCTCAGTAGCCACACCTGGTGCCGTATTAGAATCAACTTTCTTAGCAAGCTCATCCAGTGTTTCAGAAATCTTAGTATTGTCATCTGACAAAGTCTTGATAGCATCTTGCTGGTTATCTATTGTTTCTTGAGCTTTTTTAATTGTATCGCTTAAAGTTACAATCTTATTTTGCTGAGCATTCAACTTACTGTTTAATTGACTAACCTCTTTAGCAGCTTTTTGATTTTTTAACTGATATCGGCTTAAGCTAACTGTTGAATCCCCAATAGTTAAATTACTACTCTGCGGTTTAGTAAAATCAATTTCTTTTTGAATCACTCTCAAATACTGTTGTTCAGCTACCAAATCATTTTCAAAACGATATCTATCAGATACCTTAAAACTTTCAAATCGACTATTTAGTAATTCAACAGCTTCAACTGTCCAGCTTTCAGTAGTAGCTTTTTGGCTAGCTATCCAAGCTTTGGCTTTAGTTAGCAAAATATTTGCATCGTTGACATCTTCCCAAACCTGTGTCCCATTGATAACACCAAATTCACTTTGTAAATTTGAAATATCTAAATAGTCTTTGCCGTTATTGACGCTAGTAATAGTTACTCGCGGATAAGCTGCTGAAGTATTATTCTCATCTGTTGATTCAATAGTTGCCCCTAGCGGTACTAATCTAGTAATAATTGCCGTTGGATCAATTTGAACACTTGATGATTTAAGATTTTTGCCTAATAAAATAGGAGTGTCATTTTGATGATCACTCCCAGGGTTTTGTACATAATCTAAATAATTATCGTCGGATTCAATTCTTAATACCAGGTAGCCGCCTAAACGGTCAATCAGTTTATCTTTGATAGTGTCGTAAGTATTCTCGTACTCGACATAGCGATAAACATTGTCGGTCGAATTAGTAACATCTACTGTACCGACTTTAAAACGTTTGTAAGCCGGAACTTGCGAATTATGAACGTCAATCAAATCACTAAAAAACTGTGCTGGTGTGGTATTGTGAACCTCTTTAAAACGCTGAACAGAATCATATAGATAGCTTAAAATTGATTCAAAAGTAAAAGTCTGTTGAAAAAGACCGCCACTTGTCATTGCTCGCGTTGGTTTCAGCGCTCTACCACGGAAAATCAATTTCCCATCTTGCAATATATTGATATGAGTTTGAAATGGTTGAACTTTGCTAAATAGTGGATTTTTAATATTTACTGTTAATTCAGCATTATCAATTCCAGATTCAACCAATGTTAGTTTTCCAGCTGATAACAGTTTATTCATATTTAAGTCAAAAATAACCTTACCAACATTGTCAGTAGGGTTATCAAATGCAACGATTCGATACATCAAATCATCACCTCTTTGTAAAATTCAAAATTAATTGTTCCAGATCCAGATAGAGTTAACTTGTTTTCACCAATGGCAAGTGTTAATTGGGTATCAGTGTAAGTTCCGGCCGTTAATGTCATCGAACCAAATGAACCCGCAACAGTTACTGTTCCTGTTACCACTATCTTGACTTCTGCTGTATGACTTCCAATGTTAATCATATTAATGTTTTGAGTACCATTGACCTTGAAACTAGTATCTTGAAACACCCAATTGGGGAAAAATACATCGTCCCAAATGTCCGAACCCTCAGCGTTATTTCCAATAGCAAATGGATAGCAATTAAAAACAACATTAGCAACTAAAGTCTGATAATTTGCATCATCCATAACTGTTATTGATTTACATTTGCCTACCCAATGAAGCCCTGGTTCATGGCTATCGAATAAAGCTTGTGTCCCAAGCGGCATTAGCATTCGCTTAATTTCATTTTCAATAACTTTACGGTCATCATACCTATTCCCAATATTTTTAAATTGATAAGTAATATCACGATTATCAAAAAATCTATCAATCCCAAGTGTTGAAAAGTCTAAAATGCCTTGACTATACGGAATAGTTTCTGTTACTTCTTTTTCACTCGGTGTCGGTGCACCTCTATCCACTAGCCACCATCCTTTTTCAGCAGAATCAAATGAACCAAAAACAATTCGTTCTATCGGTTCAGATTGATTATTTTTTGAATTAGCTAAAGTATCCGAAAAACTATATTGGCCCATTAACTCCACCTCGCAGTATTTTGAACATTTTGACCTAAAGCATCATCAATCTTTCCAGCTATTTTCCCAACTAGTGTTCCATCATCAAGAACAATGAATTGACTCTTATTAACTAATGCTTTTAATAATTGATTAGTATTTTCTAGTGCCAACTTATTCTCAGCTTGTTGACCAACAACACTTTGACTTAAAACTGAACTTCCATTGAATTTAAAGTTAAGTGGATTGCCATTGACAGAATCTCTAATATTTTGAATCATTGACCCCATGGCATTTACCGCAGTGCCTTGGTAATCAGTAATACCGGTTGCAACACCTAAACTTAAATATTTACCAACTTCATCACGTAAAAGCCTCGATGGTGAATGAATCTTAGCTTTCTTTTTAGCTTCAGCATTAACTTGAGCTACTAAGCTGGCCATAGCTGCTACTGCCGAACCAGTGTTTGACCTAATTCCAGATGCAACCCCCGCTGCCATTTGAGCACCGACCGAATGAAATGAAATACCACTAGCACCACTTTTAGCAGCACTAGCTAAAGCTTTCCCAGCAGACCTAGCCGAACCAGTTTTAGACCTAACACCCGAAGCATACGAGCTTCCAGCTGAACTACCAGCTGAATGATACGAACTTTTTTTTGAGCTAGCTCCTGATTTACCGGCGCTAGCTAACGATTTACCAGCCGATTTAGCTTTACCGGAATTAGATTTAACGCCACTTGAATATGAGCTACTGTTGGATTTACCAGCGCTTGAATATGAACTTTTTGAACTCTTAGCACCATCTGCTCCAGCTTTAGCCACTGCTTTACCAGCTGTCTTAGCTTTTCCTTTTGAGCTTTTAGTTCCACTCGCATAAGCATCCCCATTAGATTTACCAGCTTCTTTGTGTTTCGAAGTGTCTTTGGCTCCTGATGATGATTGATCAGCTAAATATTTACCAGCACCTTTAAAGTTCCCTGATTTTAAAGCATTGATGAAACTTGTTTTTCCTTTATCACCTTGTTTAAACATCCCAGGTGGCAAAGTATTTAATCCATCTGTTCCATCTTTTGCAATAGCTGCTGCTATTTGTGCAGTTGTTGCTTTACCAGTTGATAAAGCTTGAACTAAATTAGTAACACCTTTAGTTCCTGATTGTTGAAGCATTAACGCAAAGGCTTGCATCTGCTGACCAGTGTTATTGTTCATTTGCATGAATGATAAGAACATAGCTTGTAATTGCTGTGTTGTTACATTCCCCATACTCTTTAAGCCATTGGACCAAGTAGTGAAAGTTAACTTAGACCCATTAGCAATTGCTAAATTCATTTGTGTTCCGAATTGTTGCTGTTGAGCTAGCAATTGTTGGTTTTGAGTTTGCTGTTGAACTAACTCTTGCTGTAATTGAGCTTTGACAGTTTGGTCTTGAGTTTGAGCAATCTGTGTTTTAAGCTGTTTAATTTTATCTTCGCCAGTTTGAACTTGTTGTGCTCTTAACTGATAATTAGATTGTAAAGTGGTAATCGTCGCTTGCTGTTCAGTTTGACTAAGTTTCTGACCGTTTTGAATTCGTGATAATTCGGCTTGAGTGAAAATCTGATTTTGTTCAATCAATTTTTGTTTGATCAAGTTATTTTGTTGAGTCAAAATATTAACTTGGTCTTGAGTCATTGCAGTCCCATCACTAAAACGTTTCGCTTTTAATTGCCGATCTAAATCTTGTGTAATATTAACTAGATTTTGACTATTTTTACTTGTCGCATTAGCTAATTTCTGATTAGCTTCATTAACGGCTTGCACACGTGCTGAACCAGTTTCTTTTTCAGCATTAACCATCGCTGTTTTATAATTGTTAGAAGCTGTTTGAGCATTCTTTTGATAATCATCTAACGTTTTATTGACATCAGTTAAAAACGTCTTAGTTTTAGCGGAAACACCATCAGTATTGATTAAATCAGATAACTTAGTTTTAGAACTATCAAAATCTGATTTCATCTGTTTAGCAGCATTACCAACTTCTTTAACTGAAGTAGCAGCTACTTTAACTTGTTTACTAGATGTTTCTGATGATTTCCCAAGTTGGCTAAATGATTCATATCCAACTTTTCCGGCATCAACAAAAGCATCTCCCATATCGACAACTGAATCTTTAGCACCATCAATTGATTTTTTAGCTTTGTCAAAAGCCGCACTACCATCTTTCCCACCAGGTATCATTTTTTCAATGAAACCTTCCATTGCATAACCAGCAGACATAGCCATATTAGCAATTGCACCCAAAGCATCAACAACTAATCTTAAAGCTGTTGCTAAAGCAATCGTTGCAATTACAATCGCACTGATAGCTGATGCACCAACTATTACTAAAATGCCTTCTAGTAATTTACCAATAGGCTTTAACGCATTTCCAACAGCACTAATTGACGGACTCATTGAACTAAACATTGACTTAATACCGCTAATCGCGGTCGTCACTACACCTCGAATGTTTAAAAAGTTACTTGACCAAGCGGCATATATTGCAGTAGCAACAACTGCAACAGCAGCCGCAATTATCACTAAAGCACCCAATGAAGCACCTAAACCAGCTGCCGCAGTAGCTCCTGACATCATACCTGAACTTAATCCTTCAGCACCTCGACCAACTGTACCTAGTGCGGTTCCATTTTTCATAACTGTATTAGTCAAAGCTGCAATAGTTTGATCACTAGCACCTGCTGTACTTAATAGTTTGTAAAATACTTGATTTACTGATGCAGCACTATTTTTAAATCCATTGATTGCTACTTGTGGATTAGTGAATGCTGAAGCTAAAGCAGAACCAGTTGATTTAGCTTTTCCTGGTAATCCAGTTAAAGCTGTTCCAATTCCTTTTAACTTATTTGCAAAAATAGCCCCACCTTGTTCACTCATTAAAGCATTGTTAAATGAGTTTAAATTAACAACTCCAGATTTAAGCGCGGACCCAAACGTTTTGAATGTTCCACTAGTAAAACTAAAAGCCGTTTTACCAGCCGAACCAGTCATGATTAATCCACGTTGAACTAAACTTAAATCAGCTTGCATGGTTTCAAGCATTTTAACTGTACTTGCTCCACCTGCTCCAATCCCTTTAAAAGCTTCTAAAGCTACTAGACTTGGTAAAACAACTTTTAACGCACTACCAACCGTTGTTAGCGATGGCGCTAGTTTTAGGAAACTGCTTGCTAATTCAATTGCTTTTTGAGTATTTTGTTGAATTTCAGTTCTATTCTTTTTCAGATAATCAGTAAATTCAGCTACTTTCTTTGAAGCAGCATCAACACCAGATTTTAGCGTTCCACTAAATGTTTCTTCGATAACAATTGATAAAGATTCTAAAGCACCAAAGAACTGTTCTACTGAACTAGCTAAGTCATTTTGCATGGTTTTAGCCATTTTAGCAGCAGCACCATCTGAATTTTTTAGCTGACCGGTAAGCTTTTGTAATTCACCACTTTGGGCATTCAATAGAACGTTCATTGCACGTCCACCTTGAACACCGTAAATTTCAGATAAGTAATATTGTTTTTGCTTATCAGTCATACCAGATAGTTTAGATTTAAGTTCATCTACTTGGGTAGCTAAAGGCTTCATCTTACCAGCTGAATCATAAGCACTGAACCCGATTTTAGCCATTGCATCTTTAGCTTCACCACTTGGATTTTGTAACTTAGTTAAAGCCATGCCTAAGTTTGAACCGGCTTGTGTTCCCTTAATGCCCGCATTACTTAAAATACCAATAGCAGCTGATGTTTCTTCTAAACTCAAACCGGCGCTATGGGCTTGTGGAGCTACCATTTTCAAAGCTTCACCCATGTCTGAAGCTTCAGCGTTGGTTTTAGCCGCTGCTTCAGCAAAAACATCAGCCACATGACCCGAATCACTTGCTGATAGACCAAATCCACGTAAAGCAGTAGCTGCATCTTCAGCAGCTTCTCCAACATTCCCACCAGAAACAGCGGCTAAGTTCATAACACCTGGAATAGCTGACATGATTTGTTTACTATCGAACCCAGCTGATGCTAAGCTTTCCATACCTTCAGCAGCTTGTTTAGCACTAAAAGCAGTCTTGGCACCTAAAGTAATTGCTTCATCATTTAAGCCTTTCAATTGTGTTTTAGATGCTCCAGAAATAGCACCCACTCGGCTCATTTGATGTTCAAAAGTAGCACCCGTTTTTAAACTAGCTGCAGTCATTGCCGCTAAAGCAACCGTACCAACTTTAAGTCCAGTCGATACCAGTTTAGAGGATTTATTAACTGCATCAGTTGAACTCATTGAACTATTTTTCATCGAAGTATTAAATTGCTTATATTGTGCTTCAGCTTCTTTAAATGCCGCAACAAATTGGCCAACGCTAGCCGTTAGGACCGCCTTAGTTGTATATTCGTCCATTTTTATCCTCCTTTCAATTTGTGATATTCCTGAACTCGTTTAGCAATACGAACTAAAGTCGGATTCATATTTTCTTCTCGCTGAGTTGGATTATAAACATCATCGAGTGTTTTTTGATAGTCAAAAAAGTCTTTGAAGTTCTTGAAGGGTGATTTCCCATCTTTATCAACGCTTTGCGCAATCATGATTGACCACGCTAAATCACGTCTAGCAGCTACTTCATCAATTTGAGACAAATTAAAAGCAAGCATTCTAGTTGAATACTCGCCAATTGTCATTTCATTGATTTCTTTTAACGACCCTATTTTTAAATATCTAAAGCAATTTAGAACTATTTCTCTGTAGGTTTCGATAGATGTCCTTTTGCTTCTTCCTGGACTTTCTTCGCCATTTCGGCCAATGTCTTTTTGTAGTTCGAAATTAAAGGTTTCGTCTGTCGTTGAGTTTCTAATTCTTTGACAAATTTGTCGAAAAAATCAGTAAATGCCTTCACGGTAGGTAAACTATCAACCCATTCATCAA